CGTCGCATCAGTCATGGTGTCTGGGTTCTTGACCAGCAGGAACTGCGCTCTATGAGAACTCACCATCGAAAGCAACAATGGGAAGACTCGAAGGAGATTCCGCTTTGACTCACCTTGGTTGTTGGTGATCAGCTCTTTGATACGGATGGCCAACAATGGCTTGAAGGCTCCGGTAGTGATTCCAGAAACCTTTGCACCGTCCTGGCTGAAGATTGAAAGCTTCTCGGCATCACCCCCGTCAATACTGATCTGGGCTCCGTACTTCCTGACGTAGGCATCAGCGGACAGAGTTCCGGTCTTCTCAGCGCGGAAGTGCATCGGCAGCGTCGGGTTGCCGAGTGAGGGGTAGCTGATCCTGTCAGAGCAGTTCAACTGGTGCGCTATCACCCACCGTGCATTCTTGGCTACAGCTCCGTTCAGGTTGGCGTCCTCGGGGACGAAGAACATCAAACGGCTACCAGTACCTCCGTACCACCCGTACTCGATACGGGCCATGCAAAGGTTCGTCAGACTCAGCTTGTGTGCTGATTTTGTGTCTGTCTCGTTAATCAAGGCAGGACCGTCCTCACCGACCATCCGGTCGCCGTTCCAGTATTTGCGTGGAACGATCTCCTCCATGACGTTGGGGGAGTTGCTGATGATTTTGTAGATCGTGCCTTCGTCAGTGCGATTCGGCTGAGCGGCCATCACCGCTGCATCAACAGTGAAAGTTGTTGGATCTGTGCCTTGACCTGTAAAGCCGTGGAGGTGGTCGGAAGGACGCTCACCCGACGATGTGCGCCTGACATAGAACAAAGACGGGACGCTGCCACCAACAACGCGCAGGAAGTAGCCATCACTGGCATCAAACATCCCGAACTCAAGGGCTGCTGCGCTGTCAGTAGAAAGCGCCACACCAAAGGAGGCGCAGGTGACACGGCCCGTTTGATATGGAAAAGCTTGTTTGGTAATCAGGCTGGCAACATTACCGTTAGCTGCTGCAACCTTTAGTCGACATTCAGCAGCACTCTGCTCAAGCAGGTGATTCACCTCAGTGACTTTTACACCGGCTGTTACTTGTTCATTAGTAGCCCATATATTCTGATCCACATCGATCAGATTCGTGTCATCGAAGATCGCTAGGGGCGTCTGAACACGGGGGAAACCCAGCAGATCATCTCGGACCTGGGATGGAGCACTCAGGTTGTCGAGAATAGGGACCGGAGTTTGATCCGATGCGACAACAACAGGTAATGATTTATCGGATGTGGTCTGACCAGCCGGGACAGGCGTAGTCCTACCTACACTGATGACGCTTACGCCTTCTTCGACATTGGCCATAATTTAAGATCAGCTAACAGAATCTCTGGAAATACGAGGTAGAACCTCTAGGGTCCCAATTGCAAGTGTGTCTTCTTTGTAGACACTTACTGTTCCTTGAGATGAACCAACAGAAAACGCTGGTGCGCCTGCTGTTGTTGGTTCGATTTCAAACACAGTATTGCTTATGATAGAAAGTTTATTTGCATTGAAATCAACCCCATCATAAACACTCTGACCTGTGCCAGACAGAATGATTTGATCTTCTACGGTTAAATTGTGAGCAGAGGATGTCGTGATACGAACTTTATTAGCGGTAACTCCACCTAAAGTCGTATATGAAGTTCCAGACGAAATAGAGGAAATTGATGCCTGATTGACAGAAAAATATTCACGCAAATCCCAGAGATACTTGCCTTGAAGCTCATCGCTGGGGTCTGTCGAAAGCGCCAAACCGGTCTGCTCTACGCCTCGCTCTGTATATCCAAGCGGAATGTTTCTTCCAAGAGCCTCTGTTTGACGGCTGGTGAGCTTTAGAGCAATCTCACCTTTGGCAGGGTTCAACTCGACAATTCCAAAGCTGTCGACAGCAGAACTCGGAGTCGTACTATCGTTGAAAAACCGCCTAATATCTGCAACTAAAACAGAACTAGATATGTCATGGGGAGTTCCCCATGGCTGCTCAATATTTAGATATAGCTCGTCAAAGCTATCTCCTTCTCTGACAGTAACTGCAATATTGTCAAGAGCCATGTGTTACTTACCAAGGAGCTTACGCAATAACCTTTGTTGTGGTGAACTTGTAGACTCAGCAGGTAGTGCTGGTGGAGTGTTACGCGCTTTATCTAACTGTAACTGATAGAGTTCTACGACAGATTTATAATATTCGGCATTAAGTTCAATTAGCCGCTTATTTTCTTGCTCTAACCTCTGAATTCGTTCATGCAAAGCCTTGGGCGGAACTGGCTTGTCGAGGTAAACAGTTTTTACTACAGGTGCGTTTTGCTCATGTAACTGAGCAATTGTTTTATCCCGCTCGGACAAGACTAGATCAGTAGACCGTCTGTAAGCACTTAGCTCATTCTCTAGATCACTAACCCGCTCCTGTGCTTGAGAAAGTCTATTTTCTAAGATCTCATTGTCGCTTAGTGACTCAATAAGCTCACCTGCAACACGTTTCAGTTGTACACGCTCATAAACGGTGGGTTTAGGAGAAGCAGGTGCGGTTTTTTCAGGTGTGTTATTAGCTCCTGGGCTTACATCATAGCTGGCAAGCGAGGGGATAACCCACTTCAACGTAAATTCAGGGCGCGTAAAGTCACCTCTATCTTTAAAAGCGATGAGATAGTGAATTCTCGGTGGGGTTGGTTGCAACTCAAAGTCAATGGCACCTTGACTTACATCAAATTGCCTTTCATGCTTGCTACAACCAAAGAATGCCTTAGACGGCTTTACGATCAGATGGCCATCGCGCCCATCTGCAAATAATTGGCCGAAAACACGGGTCATTACGCCACCTCCCTATAACTGAGGGTTACACCGACATTCGCAGCGCGGGAAACTGAAATTGTCCCCGTGCCAGCATCAGTGATATCAACGACAGTTGGCGGATTGAGCGAAGCATTCTCCTTAGAAGTCGCCAACTTGAATGTGTCGTCAGTGTCTTCAACAACGAAATAAGTAGTACCGGCGACCAATCCACCTGGAAGAGTAGTAGAAGCTGTGACCTTGACGGCATCACGGAACTTCAAGCCGTGTGACTCGACAGTCAGTGCATCAGTGGTTGCATCCACAAGACGAACCGGCAAACTTTCCTCAGTAATGACAAGGTTTAGTTTGTCACCTGTATCAGTCTCGAAAAGACCTAACTCATTACTCTGGGTAATTGATTGGCCACCATTTAGATAGAATTTGCCGGAAATATCGTCAGTAGCCTCGCTCTGAAACTGGGCGGTACAAGGTGCGTCACTGCTTAGGCTGAAACTCAAAACCCTGAGAGTAGTAGAAGCAACTGATGCAACTAGATCACCAGACGCGGCTAGATCAACGGCTTTGAATTTAACTTCACTTGAGAACGAATCATGAAAAGTAACGTGCCCATCAGTTGTAGTGCCAGCACCCGTGCCACGGATATAGGCATCATTACCATTTGCATCGCGCCCGTACAGTGACATTAGACAAAGCTCAAAAAGATTGTGTTCCTGGTATCACCAAAATATGTGGTGAAGCCATACAAAGAAAATGTAGCGGATTCAGCCCAATCGCTTTTAATATTTTCTCTTGTAATAGCTCGTATTCTAACTTTAGCGTCCCCTAAATCTGCCGCTCTGAACTCAGCCTGGTTCGTATAGAAGTAGCCCTTATTGATGTAGATACCAAGCGTATTGTTAAAGACCTCAAGCTCATACCGCTCAACAGTAGAGTCCAGCTCGTCAGTACCAAAGATAAAACCAGGAACTATTGCATCACAGGTTGAATAACCAGGAGAGGATGGTGCTTCCCATGTAATAGTGATCAACTGCTCTGGATTCGCCGACATCAGTCTGGTGTCCGTAGTGAGAATGAAATTTTTGCCGGGTTGACTGTTAGTTTTCTAGAGGCGCTGAAGGTTCTGCTGTAATTTCCAGATTTCAGGGTCGTGGAATCGCCGCCGTTGACGAACGGGTACTTAGCCTTGTCATACTTAATACCGATGACGGAGTAAGTTCCATCTCCTTCTTCCTTGACAGACTGAACGCGATACATAGGATCTTTACGAGATTGTTTGTTGGGATCCTCCTTGACAATCCCCCACATATCCATGGTGGTCGGACGGTCGCTGCCAAAGGAACCCGCAATTGAAATAACGCCTGTCGTCGAGACAGAAGTCACAGGGTATTTCTTGGCAACACCTGATTGACCATATACATAAACAAAACAAGAACCTGAATAATCAGTGCTTGTAAGAGGGCGGTCAGTCAATATCGTTGAACTGGTGGTGCCCTTGATTCGACCACCAGACACTAGTCCTGTTTTCAAGGGATCTAGGATTAGACAAATATCACCTGGGATCAACATTGCTCCATCAGGTCCAACTTTGAATGAGACAGTATCGGTTGAGAGGGTGTTAGAAGCGAGGGTATAACGACCCATACGTCTGGCTTGATCCTCGTTGGTACAACCCAGAGCACGGACATTTAGTAGGTTGTATCCGTAGCGATCGATCAGCTCTGCATCCTCAATAAGCGTCTTGCGCTCTTTATAAAACTCGGCAGGTTCGATGTAACTCACCTCGACAGCGGTGGATCTAGCCCTGCGAGCACTTCCTTCATAGCTGAAGTGAGAGGCCGCAGAATCACCTGAGCTATCACCAATAGTATTGGCGCTGGAATAGATTCTGATATCGTCATCATTAGTAACTTCCTCATCCAATACAAGAGTGATAAAACCACCTGCATAGATCATTTGGGCCTGGAAGGTTGATGCAATACCTCGGAACAATTCCAAAGCATCAGAATCCCTGTTGACATAGCCATTGAATTCGATCTTATGCTTGATGCAGTATTTTGCCGCTCGCCTGAATGAGGCTAAATCTATATCCCTCATCCTGATTCCAGCTTGAATGTGTTGAACACCGTCGATGGTGTAGACACGCTGACCTGCTCCATATCGAGGGTCAGTAAGAAGAGCCAACAATACGTAAGCAGGATTATTGCTATATGCGTACTTAATCTTCAAACTTGAATTGATAGTAGGGATCTTGAGCCCCTTCAAACGCACCTGGACTTGAGGGAACCGGGAGAACTCACCAGCTCTGAATCGTAATGCGAGCAGGGACGAGAATGGATAAACAAGTCTTTCCGCCCATCTAACGTCGGCAGAGACCCATGTCACCGGACCTTTAGTCCAGGAATATTGTCGCGAACTGGTTTGACCGCTATCTGTAACAGGGCCTCTGGGACCCCTTCTATCGACCCTTGTTACCTGAATAGAGATGGGGGTAGGAAATCCACTGATGTTGAATTCATATTCGTGGAGTTTGGTTGAAGTTTGTAGCTCAAAGATCAAATCATCCTTGTCATGCCGGAGATTGCCATCCCCATCAAAAATACGAATCACCATGTGGGTGGGGTTGTCAGCCCCGCCAGAGCCATCCTTTTCGGTGTAATCCCTGTAGTTCTGTTCTGAACCATCTTTGTTACTCCTAGTCCGTGATTGGAAGCAAGGACCAACAGAAAGACGAACACGTACAAAGTCAGCCTCAGCTTGTGTAAAGGTTCGAGTGACCTGAGTGTTTGCTACAGAATTATCGTTCTCGTCGTAGTCGCCACCCTGAGGATTGAATGGTGATCCAACTGAAATACTGAATCCAGCAGAATCAACATTGTTGATTACCTTGCTAGTCTGTGTTCCATTCGTTAACTCGACGTTTGACAAGACGCTGTTTTTGGCAATTAAACCATCTAGATAAAGATTCTCTTTTGCACCGCCTGTTGGAAATCCTTCAATGTCCCCCTCAGAAACCAGGCCCATGTAAAACCCTTCATTGTCCTTGATATAAGAGGAAATGACAGGCATGCGAGAAACGAGGTACTCGCCGAACAAAAGCGGAATTGGTTGACCATTAGCCGCTACTGGCGCGGCACCACCAGACACAGCATCATCAGCATCACGTCCCTCACGTATATTCTTTGATCCTGTGGGAGCACCCGGCGCAAACAAAGACGCAACACCCGTAAATAACAACCCAAGACCCAGAGCCATGGTTGCAGTCTGGATACCGGCAGAAATGGTTCCGACAGCGCCGAAGGTAACAAAACCGAAGCCGGTCATCGCAAAAGCGACTAAGGCGATACCAGCCAGAATTGACAGAAAACCACCGCCACTTCCGCCGAACAACCCGAAGAAATTACCTGTAATAACAGGGACGAGAGTGAATGATTGGCAGCCCAGCTCCAAGTCGTCATAAGTAATACCCTCTTCCTGGTTTGAGGTAATAATCTGAAAAAAGATGCCCTTTTCATGAGCAGAGGTCAGAAAAGCTCGGAAACCCGGTAGAAGCTGACATAACGCACGGATTGCTTCATTGGGAGTTGTTACCGCAAATCGATGCTTAGCTCCAAACCTACGAGCAACTTCACCTGCAAATGTGATCTCCATCATCGGCCTAGTACATTCTCAAAAACTGCTATTCCACTATCGGGAGAGAAACGCTCTAATCTATCTACCTCGACTACATAAACATAAGAGATAAGACGTAGGTTGGAAGCGACTACAATATCTTGCTCGCTAAAACCATTATCGCCTACTGGATGTGAATGGTAGATAACATCCGACGAGTACTTCAAATAATCTCTCGCATCTATTGCAAATGAAGTCTCCGGTTCATCGGATATGTTTTTGACAGGTATGACCTCAGAACCGCGAACAAATCCACAAGCTTCAATTTCACTCTCTTTTAGACAAGCCTTAGCAATATCAATATGTAGTTTGGACATCTCTAATTGACAGTAGGGAATCCGCCAAAGCGCAAGTCACCACCAGTTTGTGCAAACCTTTCGCGGCACTGAGCAAGCGTTTTTCCGCAGGTCTGAAAACTACTGGTGTTTTGGCAATCAGGTCCACGATAGATGAAGGGGCAATAGTTGGAATACATTCTTCGACGGGGGTAGCGAATGCCTTCTACATCAAATAAGGACGCCAACTCATATACACAGAACTGGTTGTTCTCTTCCATCTTGCGATTGAACATCCAGATGTCAGGTTGAAAGTGAGCGTCTCCATTAAAAGTAGACTGTGTAACACCATCAACGGCTTTCAAAAACTTGGCATAGGTTCTGGTCCTGACAAGCTTGAAGCCCACTAAGTCGTCAAATGCCCTATTGATGTCTGTGAAGAACGCATCCATATTGCTGAAAGTGGCTTTCGGCTGAGGAAGCTTATTTGAACCTGCGATCTCAAAACCATTGACGGTGAGATGAGTAGGGTTATAAGTAATTATTTGGCTGGTGTTAGATCCGGCAGCGTTGACGTATGAAACCTTTTTGCCATCACTTTGATGAGCAGGGACCATATGAATAGGACCGTTCCAGTTCCTTGCTGTACGGGTAGATCCAATGTCGATTGAGTATAAATCAATAGCAGCGTCACTCTTAAGGCTCATGATTACAACCCCCTTGCTTCTTTAATGAGTGATGCCGGTAGATTTTGCGGCCTGTTATACGAGACTGATGAACCCTGAAAGTTCTGCCATGGTGCGTTAGGGGTCCCCCCGGTATAGAAATCCTCGTCTAAATTACCTCCACCTGAACTGAGGTATTGATTATATTTTGACTGAAAGTCATTAATTGCAGGACCGACAAAAGCGTTATATCTCCGCCCAGCTGCATACATAATTTGCAGTTGCTGTGATGTAAATCCTGACTTGGGCCTCCAGTGATGTGGAACTTCGCCAAATCCTTTGTACACATCAAAAAAGGGGAAATATTGTTCATCACCATCAGCATCCTCACCTAGATCAAAATAAGGTGGAGATTTACTAATGAAACTGTTTGATGTAAATAGTCCTAAGTGGGTAAACAGAGTATCGACGTTGGGCTCTCCACGTCCCGGTGTATAGACATACACGTCCGTCGCAGAAGTGAAAAAGTTGTCTCCATCATCGTCTTCTTCAACTTCGTATAAATCTGCAAGAGGCATCAAAGTAGAAAAGTTTACGTTTGGAAAAACGTCCCTAATGATGCGCGTCCCAGAGCCAGAGTATGAACTGGGATTAACACTATTGAATGTATTTAAGTAATTCCAGACCGAGACCGTGGGGACGGCAGCCACATAGTTAAATTCGACCTGTACTTCATCTCGGTTAAAAGAACCGAAATTCATCTCCCTAAAAAGATCTCTGCGAAGTCTATAAAACTCGCTCTCTTTTCTATCTACTTCTTGTGCAGCCTGAATAACAGGTCCAAAAAGAGGATTAGCAGGATCTAGCCCATCAAGACTGATTTTTTCGTCGTAATAACGTCCCATATCAATGCGATTTAACTAACAAATGCTTCTTTAAGGACGAATGTAAATCGGTACTTGTCTGATGCAGGCAAATAGGAAACACTATAAGTATTATCGACAAGGCGAAAATGACCTGCCTCTGCGGATGCGCGAGGTATGAATGGCTCTAAAGATTCCACCAAGAAAGTTTCGCCCACACAAACCTGGTCGAGGTTTCTTTTGAAACTGATATAAGTGGATTGACTGAAAGGGATAGTGGTGATGTTGTACTCACGGGAATGAGTGTTAATGCCATCCGGCTCTATTTGTTCGTACCCATCCCCATAGCCAAAACTCCGAACTCTATGGGTGTGCTTTTCTTGAACGTCTAAAACTAAATCAAGAGCTAGAGGTAGAGCCATAATTATCGTCCTGTATAAAGAAGCCCACCAGAGCGGCGCTCATCCATAATCACCTTACGGACTGCGGTATCAATCGCTTTACCGAGTTTAGCGGGGCCATCTGGGTCAGTATTACCTCCGTCGCCCTCGTTAGTGACATTCACAGTGACGTTACTGTTCACATTGCCACCTGAAGCGCCCCTCATATCGACTGGAATAGCCCTGCCATTAGGTAGAGGTACAACCGCCTCATTCATGCCTCCCTCGCCAATCAGGGCGGTTGTGGGGCCTGTCACGATGCCACCCTTGGCTAGTTGAGGAATACCGAAGTTGGGACCGAACGTGCCGAACTTCGAGCCAAATGCATTTTGAATGGTGCCACCACCATCACCTAACCCAATGCCGCCAGGCATTCCTCCGAAGCCACTACCGCCCATAAAGCCCAAGGCGGCCTTAAGCAGGTTAATAACAATCAACTTGGCGATGATCTGCGCTGCCATCTGCAGGAACGCCTTGCCTACATTCTCGAAGAACTGACCAAACGCCTGAGAAGCGGTAAGTGTGCCGTCGACGACACCCTGAATTGCAGTGCCGATGCCCTGCTCGATCGTTGAAGCGATATCGACAATTCTGGCCTGAATATCCGTCACGAACTCCATAGACGAATCGATATAGTCTCGAATCGCCGTTGAACCCGTCTGCTGTGCAGCCGTCAATTCATCGATAGCGTTTTTGGCATTCTGTGCCTCGGTCTTGAGCCTGGCGATGGTATCTGCATTTAGGTTTTGATCGACGTTTAACTGCTGTAGCTGGATACGGGCCATTCGATCTATCTCAAACTTCGCCAGCTCCCCCTCGATGACTTCAGGAGAGGCACCCTGTGCAATCAGCTCATTGCGTTTGCGTAGTGCTGCAACTTGCTTCAACGTCTCCTGGGTTTGTTGCCTGAATGCTTCAGTTGACTGCTGCGCCACACTCTCTTGAATATTCCCCAGCATCGTTCCAGACGAAGCATTGAAGTTTCCAAGTCTTTGATTTGCTCCTGACAGTTCTGCCCTAGCAATGTCTACGCCCCCCTGAGCCCTTGCTCGATCTACGGGGCCGACTGCCTGATCTCTTCGTAATACCGCTGCATCCAGTTTCTGCTGAGCACTTGTAATTTCATCTTTTAGTTGCTGCTGACGTTGCTCTAATTGTCGAACGGCCTGAATCCGTGCATTGAGAATCGCCTGCTGCTGCCTGGCAATACCTACAAGGTTGCCTTCTTGTAATTTGTGGTTCGACTGTTCAAGCTCAGCTCGTAATGCATATTCATCTCGCGCAACCTTCAGAGCAATTTGTGCCCTTTTCTGGGCAAGACGAAGTGCATTATTTGCACTTACTTGATCTAAGCGTTGAGCTTCAGAAAGACCTGATCCACCCTTGCGCTTGATCGGTGTAACGGGTCCACTCTTGTTTCGTTTAAGTCCGAGTTTTTCTAACTCTTTGTCCAACTCCGCATCAAAGCCAGGCCCCATCTTGTCGAAATCCTTGATGCCAAAAGATATCTCTAAGAACAGCTCTCTACGTCCTGTTAGCTGATCCAGCTGTTCTCTGGCTTCTTTAAGTTGCTTTTTGATGCTTTCGGCATCACTAGCTTGACCTTTGTAGTACTCCGCTGCCTCAATAGTCTTGAGGGCTTGTTCCATTTGTGAAATATTGGTTGTTATTTCCTCGATCTTGGCATCGACAACCTCCACATCATCCGACGCCATCGCCTCATCGAATGATTCCTTACGTTGCTTATTTTCCTCAAGGACTAGACCCAGGGCCACCAAGGGAGCAAGAACAAGAGCAACTTTTGCGGCTAATGCACCAAGGGTGAGAAGAAGTTTGGCGCTGAGAGTGGTATTCAAAGCCATAGCAGCAGCATTGGCCCCTAAAAATGCTGCACCGAGCCCTGCCGCTAGTCCAGTCACATTTTTAACTGGACCTGGCAGTCTCAGGAATATCTCTATCAATCCAGTCAGCGTTTCGACGATTGCCAAAGCGACTGGCATCAACGCATCACCAATTACTACAGCAAGATCTGATACTGCATTGCTGAAGGCTTTGAACTTTCCAGCCGGTTGCTCTCTAACAAATTTTTTGATCTCCTTGGTGGTCATTCCAAGGCTGCCACTCAAGGCATTGATGATTACATCAGAGGTAATCTTGCCTTCTGACCCCAGCTCCTTCAGTTCTCCAACCGTGACACCCATCTCCCTAGCGATAGGAATCAAAACACCGGGGATCTGCTCACTGACGGAACGGAATTCATCTCCTGCCAATCGGCCAGAACCAATGGCCTGACTCAACTGCATAAATGCAATACGAGAAGCTTCCGAGGTAGCACCACTTGCAATGGCAACAGTATTAAAGCCTTCGTATACGCCCTTAATATCATTCAGGCTGACTCCAAGCGGCCTCAAACGGGCAAATACGTTTGCAAACTCGGTCGTGGCTTCTCTTTGGGATTTATTGAATGTATCAGCACTAGTTTTAACGATTCTGAGAACCTGATCGTATTCTCCGTATTGCTTGCTCAGCAGTTCTAATTTCTTCCGCTGAGAAGCAAGATCAGTTGCTCCAGCAATCGTTTGCTGCAAGAAAGCTCCCGACGCCAGGGGGGCTAGTAATCCTCCACTACCGGCAGCAGCACCCACAGCAGAAAAACCTGCTGAAGCCTGGGTCCGAAGGTTTTGAGCGCCGCGAGAGAAAGCTGCTCTTCTTCCTGTGGCGCTGGGCAACCCTGGCCCCATCATTGGGGCATCAGCAGGCATGGGGGTCAATCGGCCCCGATATTGATTCCTTAGTGGCTTTGCCTTGACATTTATCCCTTTTTCTGCAGTTTTTTGGAGCCTTTCTAGTTCCCGGCGATGCTCGGCAATCTGGCGCTTGCCCCTGCGGATTTTCTCTGTCGTCTTAGAAATCGACTTGGAAAGCTGATCGTGCTTATGGGCAGCAGCCTCTGCCGCCAAAGCATCTTTATGCTTACCCGCAGAATATTTTGCAAGCTCACGGCGAGCTATCGAAAGCTCCTTGCGCTGCGTTACTAATCTTCGATCAAGCTTTCTATTTGCCTTCTCAATCCGCTGAATACTTTTCTGCTGCGCTTGCGTAAATTTCGCAGTCTCCTTTATCGCCTTACTGACGTTGACAACAATGTCGTATTCAAACCTGTTGTCAGCCACTTACATTCCTCGCCTTAATTTAAGTTTATCGTCAAGGACTAACTACTTTGTTTAAATCAGCAATAACGTGCAGCGGCAGTTTCCTTTGAGCAATTAGCCGCTTATAAATCTCCTTAGTTTCAATCATAAATGCATTATCCTCCTCAATCGGGAAGGGCAAGTAAGCATCAATTGAGGGTGGCGTTGCTTTCTTCTTGCTGAAGCTCTGGGCAATCGTCAAGATTATCCCGGTCAGCTTTGCCGTAGTGATTGAACCTATGTTTGCAACCCTTTTTTCGCGCTCACCTCCGAGACGTATGAGTTCGTGAATCAGCTTCAGCGGCATCCGCACAAAAGCATCTACACCGATGTCAGCCCCCGCAGGAGTGGCACGAAACTCCGTATATAAGTTAAGTAGATCGAGTGGCGAGGTAGCCAGGTACTCCCTCAAAAAGGCAATACGTTCTGTGGCTGCCTCATCGGTTAGTTTCCCTCAGAGTCCTCGTCTGAGTCTTCGTCTTCGGGCCAGCCGTTGCGCTCCCAATCGACGAATTCAAAAATATCGTCCAACAGCTTGCGAGGCATTTCTCGGGTATCGTCCATCTCCCAGTCAGAGAGCTGGATCCACTTGCCCTTGTCCTTTAGTTCACCTCGATAACGCATGAACAGGGTCACGGTCTCGATTTTCATCTCACTGACGGACTGCCCCTGTGACTGGATCTCAGCAAGCTCGTCCACATAGTCGAACAGCAGCTCCTGGTTGTTCTCCATGTCACTGAGTGCCTCAAGTGCCTCCTGGACAGGGATGTCCTGCTTCGTCGCCACTGACTTGGCAATCTTCAGCATTGAGTACGTATTGTTCGCCTGCTTCTTGGCGGTCTCTTCAATACCCTCAATCTCCCCAGCTACAAGGTCGTTATAGATCGGGAATCGAAATGGTTTGATGTCGTGGTACTTTTTCTGGCCAAAAAAGATCTTTGAATACTTGCTCATGAAACTATGTAAAAAGATGTATCTGCCGCAACAACACCCTCGGGTTTGTCAACAGCATCATTAGGAATTTCTACAGCCAAATTAGCACCTTCTTCTCCTACAAGTGTCAAAGGAGACTTGCATCCGGCGGCGAGGAATACAGCGCCAACCTGAAGCAAATCACCCTTAACCTTGCAGTTAATAAAGAAAGACTGCTTATCCTCAGTGGTAAGCAGGTCAGCTTCCATCAGGCGTAAACGTCGATCTCAGATGTGCTGTTATTCAGCGTACCGACATAGATTTCACCTCTGGACTGGAAGGTCCACGAATACTCAATTAGGCCGTCACTTGGAGCAGCTTCACTAACACCAGTAACACATGCCTGGAATGCACGGACGAAGTACAGGAAGTTGGAGCTGTTGTCCTGACCAAGCAGCGTGAGCATCTCAACGAAGATCTCAACGTCGGGATCAGACTCAGCGTTCAACACCAAGGTCAAAGTGGGATCAACATCTGCCTGAGGAGTTCCAGTAGCCAGGCTGTTGATAAAGAAGCTGGTACAGGAAAGCTCGCCAGCTTGGGTAACACCAACGGAGTCTCTATAACCGCTGTCACCCAACAGGAAAAACTCCTGGCTATTGGGTGCAGGTGTGTACTCAGCTTGGGTCAAGCCTTTAAAGTTCAGCATCGTTGCACCAGTAGGACTGGTGTATGCGCTGGAAATAACGCCGCTGCCATGAGAAGCGGGAGTAAGTCGGGTGCCGCTTGGGTCAGCGATCCGCACAATGCGGTCCCTGCCCTTTGCAAACGCACCACCGGGTAGCTGTGCCATCGGAATTAGCCTATCTCAGAGTGAATCGAATAATCGGGGACTGTGATTTTCAGTGTCTCAAACGATATGTCTGTTTGTGGTGTATACACCGCAGTTTCAATATCAGGAAAAGCACGGAAAAGTAGCAACCTTGGTTGTTCTAGAGTTTCGCCTTCATCAAAAGATGTAAGCGTGATGTTCCAAAATTTAGTTAGAACAACAGCTCTAGACATCGTCGGATTGTTCCTTAGTTCTGGAACCTCATCGATCACACATTCGGTGCCGGTTACAGTCCAGTCTTTCGGAACTTGCTGTGTACCCCGAACCCAAAGTGCGGGGATCTGAGCTGAATTGGGAAGCGTGTAGTTTCCCAATAAAGCCCCTATTGTGGAGTCAACTATAAAGCGTAGTTCAGAAGCACTAGCCATCTAACTCTCTACTAATAATATCTGAAAGTCTTTTTTGTGGATTAACCTCTCTTTCAGCAGTTTGCGTCCAAGGGCGGCCTGGATAATTGCCGCCTTGTTTTAAATTGGCCCCGTTATGAACAACAGAGGAATACTCAACATCCCAAGTAAAGCGGTGGACTGTATCCTTAATTCTGCTGTCCTTTTGACTACGCATTAAGTCGCCAGTATCAACAATGTCTCTGATCGTCCCAGCAGTGCTTCCATTCTTACGCTTTGTCTCTCGGGGCCAGCCCCACTCCTTGCTTTGAATCTGAACGGTGAATTCACGATCCATTAAAGGAACAACCGCGTCTAATGCTTTGTCAGCGGCTCGCCTGATGTCATTAGCTAGATCTTTGGGTTGCTTACCCACATATTTATATTTGGTGACTCGCCTAGCCATAACTACCCCGCACCACCTGTTTGTTCAAATACACCAGAGAAACTCTGGAATTGTGTCTTACGAGCAAAAGGTAAAATATTTGTGCCTAAATCCAAGACGCGGAATGTACCCGCCGCACCATTGATGGTTGCAGCAGCTTCCATGCCGATCTTGATCTTTGACGAGAAAATAGCAGGATTCAACAACTTGCCTGAACAGCTAGCTGTAGTTTTGTTGACACCCTCTTTTTGCTCTTCAAATGGACCGTTGAGCTGAATATTACATGTATATTGCTCTGCAATGTTGTTTTGCACAGCATTTCCAGTAGATGGGTCAACCGAATACGATCCGTAGACCTGAAAAGTCAACGTCGCGTTGTCAAAAGGAGAGTATGCACCCATCAGTAACTAAATCCCGTGAGATTTACCAACCCCTCCCGCAGGAACAAATAGGTCGCACCGTACTGAGTGTCGGCGAATGTATATCCAGCGGCACCGATGTACTTAGTAGTTCTGGGCGAATTGGCAATACCAATCTGTGAGCCAATCGCTTGTGTGCGACCAGCCAACAGATGCGCCGCCATATAGTTGACGGCGTCATCGTATTGATCGCCCCAAAGATCCTCGTCGTTTTGGCGCTTTGCTTCGTCAATAGTCGCAGTAATGACAGCAGCCTCCTGGTTTGAAAACTCAGGAAATCTCTCCAGGAAGCTTGTACTGTCGACGGCCATTAACCTTCACCTTCAGTGATTGCTCGGATGCGTTTTTGGATCGCGTTCTTGATGCGGACCCTGTTCTCGGCGTAATCAAACTCCTTGAGCAGGTCGATATCAAAGGTCGTATTGATGGCATCAAGTGCCTGTTTGGCGGTCATGGTTGCCAGACCACCCTTACCAGCAGGCGCTGGTGTTACGACCTCAACGTCCTCGGTGACCGACAGAGCACCCAGTTGCAGTAGATCTGCAACCAGGGGCATCTCCTTCACCTTTGCCCAAGTCTCGGCATCAATATCGCGATTGACACCGGACTTGAACTG